ACTTCGGGCAGCAAGCCCGTCAACGTCAGCATCCACCCGCCCGTGGTGTTCCGCGGCATCGGCCCCCAGGCTGGCAAGGTCGGCGGTGGCGGGGCGTGGCGTGGCGTGCGGACCACCCTGACGGGTCCGAACCCCTACAGCGTTGGCGGCTCGGCGTTGCCCCCCACCGCGCTGCGGGGCCTCAAGCGGATCGAGGCCGTGCTGGTCCTCGCCAACGACGAAGCCGTGGCCAACGCCGACGGCAACCAGCTTCGATTCGTCTCGACCACCGAGGCGGCCAGCAAGATCCAGGTCTTCACCAACGCCAACGTCGAGGCGGGAGCGATCGACCTCTCGGCCTCGTCCTGGGAAGTGCTCATCCTCGGTCGCTAGCGAAAGGCCTCATGGTTGAGGTCCGCTCGCCCATCAGCGTCAAGACGGGCGTCACCTTCCATGGTGCGTCCGCTTTCGACATGGGCGACTACGTGGCGGACGCCGCCAAGGGCATCGCGGTGGAGCATTGGTTCGAGGCCTGGGCCACCCACTACAACATCGGCTTCAACACCGCCCAGGCACAGGCGGTCCACGATGCCGACAGGATGAACCTGATCACCTGGGAGCCATGGAACCCTGGTGATGGTGCGGTCCAGCCCGCCTACACGCTGGACGCGATCACCGCGGGCAACCACGACGCCCACATCGCCAACTGGGCGCAGGGCGTCAGAGCGTTCGGGCACGCCGTCTTCCTGCGCTTCGCCCACGAGATGAACGGCAACTGGTACCCGTGGGGCACCAAGGGTGGCAACAACGGCAACACCGCCCAGGACTACATCGACGCCTGGCGGCACGTCTGGCTGGCTTTCGAGGCCCAGGGTGTCGACAACGTCACCTGGGTGTGGTGCCCCAACAGGCCCTTCACGGGCTCCACGGTCATCTCCAGTCTGTACCCAGGCGACGCCTACGTCGATTGGCTCGGTCTGGACGCCTACAACCAGGGCACCGAGAACGGCTCGTCCTGGCTGAGTGTTCTCACCACGTTCGAGCAGGGGCTGTCGGAGCTGCGGGCGGTCAACAGCGTCAAGCCCCTGATGATCTGCGAGACGGGCTGCAGCGAGCAGGGCGGCAGCAAGTCCGCCTGGTTTGACAGCCTGTTCGCCTCCCTGAAGACCGACTACAGCTTCGTCCGCGGCCTCACCTACTTCCACCACGACAAGAGCCCGACGACGGCCAACTGGCTGATCGACACGTCCCCCTCCGCCAGGGACGCCTGGCGGGCAGGGATCGTGGACTCCCGCTACGGCCCCAGCAAGTCCTCGTCGTTCGTCTTCACCAAGGAAGCCACCATGGTCACCCTGGCTACGCTGCGCGCCCAGGTGCGCGCCATCGCCGACGTGGACGCCACCGATGTCAGCGACAGCGAGATCAATACCTACATCAACGACGCCTACCAGGAGGCCATCGGCGAGGAGCTGTGGCCGTTCCTGTTGGAGCGCACGTCCTTCGCGGGCGTCCCCAGCCAGCGCGACTACGTTGTCGCCGCGGTCATCGCCTCGGACGTGGAACCCAACCGCATCCTGCACGTCTCCACCCAGGGCACCAAGCTGCGGAAGATCGAGATCGTCGACTACCTCCAGCTCGAACCGCAAGGGCAGGCCGAGACCACGGGCGTGCCCGTCGCCTGGGCGGTGATGGAGAACACCAAGCTGGTGCTGTGGCCCACGCCGACAGGCACCGATGAGATCCAGGTCATCTACCTCAAGGTCGCGCCCGACCTGACCCTGGACGCCGACGAGCCGCTGCTCCCCTCCCGCTGGGCCTTCGTCCTGAAGTGGGGCGCGCTCTCCTACGTCTACCAGAAGATCGGCGACCAGGATTCACAGGAGTCGGCCCGCAAGTTCTTCTCGGACGCCATCACCCAGGCGGTCGCCGACCTTGTGAAGTCCTCCCCGCCGTCGTCACTGGTGTGGGGCTCCCACTCCCGTCTGCCCGAGCAGGTGCTGCTGCCACCGCGACCCTACTGGGACTAATTCATGCCGCTGAAGCAAGAGCTGATCGAACTCCAGAACTTCGCAGGCGGGCTCAACCTGACCTCGGACGCTTTCCACGTTGGCGACAGCGAGACCGCGGACTGCCAGAACGTCGACTTCGATGTTCGCGGAGCGGTCAAGAAGCGGGACGGCTACACGGTCTACAACAATGCGGGCACCGAGGCGCGGGACTTCCTCCTTCCTTTCACGCTCGCCTCGGCCGTGACCAAGCTGGTGGTCGCCGCTCCCTCGGCGGCCATCTTCCAGGTCAACGACTCGGGCGCAAAAAGCGCCATCTCGGGGGCCACCTCGCAGAGCGCCGCCACCACCCACGACGGCGTAGTCATCAAGGGCGCTGCCTACATCATCAATGGCACGGATCAGACTGCCAAGTGGGACGGCACCACCTTCACGCGCCTGGGAATCACGCTGGGTGCCACGGGCAACATGCCGAAGGCGAACACAATCTGTGTCCACAAGAACCGCATCTTCCTTGGCAACTGTGACGCAGGCGTCAACAAGAGTCGCATCCGCTACTCGGGGTCGGACGCCACCCCCACCGACGTGGAGTACTACAAGTCGACCAGCTTCATCGACGTGCAGCAGGACGACGGCGATCAGATCCAGAAGCTGCTCCCGTTCCTGGACTCGCTGCTGATCTTCAAGCGCAACAGCACCTGGGTGCTGCGCGGCAACAACCCTCGCGACTTCGAGCTGGTCCTGGCCAACCCTTCGGTCGGTTGTGTGGCCCCCAGGACTGCCCAGGCGTGGGACAAGGGCGTCATCTTTCTGTCGGCCCGTGGGGTGTTCAGCTTCGATGGCAGCAAGGTTGTGCGGCTGTCGGAGAAGATCGACCCCGCCATCAACGCCCTGCCCCTGGCCAACTTGTCGCAGGCGAACGGGGTCGTCTTTCAGCAGAAGTACTACCTGTTCGTCCACGAGCTGGGCGGCACGTCCTACCCCGACACCGTCTACGTCTTCGATTTCATCTCGGGGACCTGGTCGAAGTATCGGGCCTGGAGCGTCTGGCACGCGGTGGTCTGGAACAGGGTCGGCGGGGAAGAGGTCCACGCGGTCAACGCGGCCGACAGGACGCAGAGCCTGCAGCTCAAGAGCGGCACGTCGGACGGCGGCCTCGCCAACCTCGTCACCGACAACCAGTTCGGCGTCGAGACCGACACCACAGGGTTCTCTGCCACCACCAACTGCAGCATCCTCCGCGTCACCACCCAGTTCCACAGCGGTGTGGCGTCGCTGCAGATCACCGCGACGGCGGCGGCGGACATGGTGGCGGGCCATGGCGGTGGCGTCGGCGGTCGCCCCGTCAACCCGCTCAAGCGGTACGGCGCCAAGGTGTGGGTCAAGGCCAACGCTGCCACCCGTCAGACAAAGACCAGTCTGTTCTGGTACGACTCGGGCGGCAGCCTGATCACCCAGACCGACAGCCCGCTCGTCACCGATTCCAGCTCGGTCTGGACACAGTTTTCGGTGCCGCTGACGCCTCCGCCTGCCAATGCCGCGTTCGTCGCCAACAAGCTGACCGTTGTGGGGGCGGCGGCGGCCGAGGTCCACTTCGCTGACGACTGGGAGACGTTCGACGACGGCGCCATCAACGCCTACTTCACCACCAAGTGGCTCGATTTCGGAATACCAGAGCGTCGCAAGATGCACCGTCGCATGTACGCCTGGTTCCAGTCCGCGGGCGCCTACGACGTGACCATCGACGTGCAGCGCAACTATGCCGCGTCCAACGCCGTCACCAACGTTGTCAGCCTGGACCCTGGCGGCATGACGTGGGGTGCCAGCCTTTGGGGTGCGGCTTTGTGGGGCCTGGGCCAGGACATCGTCCGCTCCCGACTGACGGGGATCGGGACCTCCCCATCCATCAGGGTCAAGGTCCGCGACAACTCCACCAACCCCTGGACGTTCGAGGGGCTCGCCTTCGTCCTCCAGCCGCGCAACCTTGCCTAGCGAGGCCCCATGAGCACCCTAACCGT